CGCACTTCCCATCATGGGCCTTGGAGCAACCGCCCGCGGTGGCTTCTCGATCGGCTACCAGACCTACAACCCAGCTCTGCGGCGTGAAGACCAGGAGCCAAATCCCGAGAAAGAAGTTTCGGGGCGGTTTGGACGCCGTCATGGATAAATGTGCCCTCTGCACGGGAAATAGAATGCACACAGATGGGCCAGTCCGATGGCATGGGTCGAAAACCTGACATGGGAGATGGAGCAGGGGCTCCCTGGCGTTCTGGAGCTCCGGATCTTCAGTGATGAAGCAGGGACTACACCGTGGCCATTTACGGGCTGGCAAGTGAAGGCGACCGTGAGCGATGAGGAAGGGCAGGTCTTATATCCCATCACCCCAGTTCTTGATGCGGCAAACGGGATTGTCAAGCTGAAGCTGCCGGAAAGCTCCGTCAATCAACTGAATGCAGAGCAGGCCTATCGGTATGACGCCTTGATGATTTCACCCGAAGGCCTGGAGGCCGATCTGTTTCTGGCCACGGGGCCCGTCCTTGTGTCATTGCGTTCCACCAGGAGGTCGCAGTCGTGACGTGTCCCCGCGTTATCAAGGTCATCACGCCAGGGCCACCGGGGCCTGCGGGTCCGACCGGTCCGGCTGGCGTGGGCGCTGCTTGGCAGCAGGGTGCCGGGGCGCCAGGATCAGGGGTAGGCAGCAATGGCGACTTCTATCTCAACACCACCAACGGCGACATCTACGGGCCGAAAGCGGCCGGCGCGTGGGGGTCGATCATCTTCAACATTGCCGAGGGGCAGGAAGGCCCGGCAGGGCCGGCTGGACCCACTGGAGCCACGGGTGCCGCTGGCCCTGCTGGTGCTGACGGGCGGACGCTGCTGAGCGGTACGAGTGCGCCGGGGTCAGGTGTCGGCGCCAACGGCGACTTCTTCATCAACACCGCGACCTCGGTTTTCTACGGGCCGAAGGCCGGCGGCGCGTGGCCGGCTGGCGTGAGCTTGGTTGGCCCTGCCGGCGCGACTGGTGCAGTGGGCCCGACTGGACCCGCGGGACCCGCCGGCGCAGCGGGCGCCACTGGCCCTGCAGGCCCTGCTGGAGCAGCAGGGAGCAGCGCCTATCAGGTCGCGGTCGCTGGCGGCTTCGTTGGCACCGAGGCGCAATGGCTGGCGTCACTGGTCGGCCCGCAGGGCCCGGCTGGTGCAACTGGTCCCGCCGGTGCAGCCGGGGCGACCGGGCCGCAAGGCCCTGCTGGGCCAACAGGGGCGGCGGGCAGCGCTGCGACCGTGGCGGTCGGAACCGTTACCACGGGAGCAGCTGGCAGCTCGGCCACCGTCACCAACGGCGGCACAAGCAGTGCTGCTGTTCTGAACTTCGCTATCCCGCGCGGTGATACCGGCCCGGCTGGTGCCACTGGAGCAGCAGGTACGGCTGCCACGGTTGCGGTCGGAACGGTCACGACCGGCGCGGCTGGCAGCCCGGCCACCGTCACCAACGCTGGCACCAGTTCAGCGGCGGTTCTGAACTTTGCCATTCCACGCGGCGACACTGGCGCCACCGGCCCTGCCGGCGCCACCGGTGCCCAAGGCCCTGCCGGTGTGGTGGCCGCCACCGCGCCGATCACCTACGACTCCGGCTCGCAGACGGTGGCGATCAGCGCAGCCACCACCAGTGCCGCGGGCTCGATGTCAGCGGCTGACAAGGCGAAGCTCGACGGGATCGCCAGCGGCGCCCAGGTCAACGTCGCAACCGACATCACCTACGACGCCGCGACCCGCGAGGTGCGCAGTTCGACGGGGACTGACGCGGTCCTGCCCTTAGTCTCCACGTCTTCGGCGGGCTTGGCGCCGGCGACGGGCACAGCGACTGGCAGATTCCTGCGCGACGACGCCAGCTATGCGCACCCGATCGACACGATCGTTCTGGCCTGCAGCGACGAGACCACGGCGCTGACGGCAGGCACGAACAGGGTCCGGTTCCGAATGCCGTACGCGGCAACGCTTCTAGCGGTCAGGGCCAGCGTGAACACGGCGCCGACCGGCTCGACGCTGATCGTTGACATCAACGAAGCCGGCACCAGCGTCCTAGGCACAAAGCTCTCGATTGATGCCAGCGAGACCAGCAGCACGACGGCAGCAAGCGCCGCGACGATCACCGACAGCAGCCTGGCCGAAGACGCTGAAATCTCAATCGACATCGACCAGATCGGCAGCACCGTGGCAGGCGCCGGCCTGAAGGTCATGCTCAGCGTGCGGAGGGCCTGATCATGCTGGTTCTGTTTGATACCGAGACCGAGCAGATCCGCGACTACCCGCGCGGCGATGAACTGCCGGTTGAGCAGCTCGATCCGCGCTATGTGGTCCTGCGGCGGGTAATTGCTGAGCGGCCCGACTACGACCCGGCGACGCAATGGCTGCGGGAGACGCGGACCGTTGACCTGGAGGCTGGCGAGTGGCGATGGGGCTGGGTGGTGGAGGATCTGCCGCCGCCTGTGCCGCCAGGCCCCGACTACGCGGGCTTCTACGGCGGCCTGCTGTCGAGCCAGGTCTATGCCGGCGTGGTGGCCGCGCAGGGGAAAACGGGTGATCAGGCCGCCGCCATGACCGTGTTCCTGGGCGCGATTCAGGATGCGCTCAACGGCCGCGAGAACCGCCAGGCGCTGCAGCAGGCGATTTGGCTGCTACTCGGTCAGCTGCAGCTGGGTGCCGATGGGCTGGCTGAGCTGCAGGCGCTGCTGGATGCGCATTACATGGCGGACATCTACACGCTGTCGCCGGAGGTGGTGGGATGAGCATCATCTACATCAACCCTTATCGGTTTGCATCTGCCCCTGCCTATGACGCCGACGCGCAGGACTTCATTAATCGCGTCATAGCAGCAGACGTGGCAGCCGGTAATAGCAGTGGCCTGGAAGTTGGCGTGCAGGATGCCTACAACGCTTTCGTGGTCGGCTGCAAGGCTGACGGCATCTGGAGCGCCATTAAGGCCAGCTGCATCCTTGCCGGTGCCCGGACGCTGAGCGGGGCGCTGGTGCCGCTGGTGGGGGCGGCGCCGACAAATAGCAACTTTGTGGCGGGGGATTACAACAGGAAGACTGGGCTCGTGGGGGATGGGAGCACGAAGTCTCTAAATAGCAACAGGAACAACAATGCCGACCCGCAGAACAGCAAGCACATAGCTGTCTACGCCTCAACCGTTGACACCAGAAGCGCATTTAGAGGCTACATCGGATGTCAGTATAACACCGGCTGGACTTCCATAGCTAGCGATAGTTCGTCATACATGACGGTGTGGGTAAACTCATGGAATAGCCCCCTACAGACCATAAGCAATCAGGCTGGACTTCTTGGCGCGTCTCGCAATAGCTCGACTACACTTACCGCTAGAAGTGCCGGCACAACGCAAACATTCACGAAATCATCGCAAACGCCTGGCGCCGATAAGATCATTGTCATTGCTTCCAATGCTGGCGGTGAGCGCTCAAACGCCCGCATCGCCTTCTACAGCATCGGCGAAGCCCTGGATCTTGCCCTGCTCGACGCCCGCGTGACCGCGTTGATCAACGCCATCGCGGCAGTAATTCCCTAAGTGTCCCCGTCTAGAGCCTGGGCCAAGCCCCTCGCTCAGTAGTCCCACAGGGCCGAGGGTGTGGCTCCACCACCGGGGACGAAGCCACCGCCATCGGTGTCCAGGTGGATGAAGCCCTTGCGCCGCCCATCCCCGAGGCCGCCACGCCAGCGCATCCGGATCCACTGAAAGAACTCCTCAAGGCTCCGGTTCACCGGGTAGATGTCCATCGCGCGGCCGGACACGTGGCGGGAGTTCGGCACGCCGCCGACCTGCTGGTTGATTGGCTCCGGCCTGTAGAAGCTCGTGACCCCCAGCGGAGAACCCCAGGCCTCGCGGATCCGCTGGAACTCCGCCGCTGTCTCGAGAATGCGCTTGCGCACCGACGCATCGGGCCCCGGGATCCGTCGCCGATCCCACTGCAAGATCTCGCCCACCGTGAGGTTGGGGGTCACAAGGCAGTCGAAATCGTTCCAGTCGATCTCAGCCACCAGGGCCTCGCCGCCCGGTTGCACGACACTCCAGTGGGGTAGAAACACGTGCCAGGTGCCGGCACCGGCCGCCAGTTCCACCCGGGCATGGGCATCACCGGGAAGCTCGGTGAGCGCACGCACTCCAAACCGCCGAGCGGCATGGACCGCCAGCTTCTCCCGCTCCCCCAGCTGCGCCGCCTGGAGGGGCCGTTTCTTGAGCCAGGTGTTCTGCTGTGCCTCGATGGTGAACAGCGCCTTGTCGTCATCCGCCTTGGCAGCGGGGGCCGCGGCCGCGGCCTTCATCCCCTTCCGCCAGAGCTCCCCTTCGGCGGTCCGTCGTCGCCGCAGACCCTCCTCGAAGCTGCTTCCAGGGTTGCGGTACAGCAGCAGGGCCTCGGGCACCTCGTCCCACTCCCGGTTCCGCAGTCGCCGGCTGATCGTCTCGAACCCCTCGGCCCCGTAGAACTGCCAACCCAGGTTGAAGGCAAAGCTGATCAGGGCCCCCTGCTGTTCAGCACTCATCTCCTCCCAGTGGGGAATGAGGCGGAGCTTCGGGAGGACCTGCAGCTCAATGGTGGAGGCCAGCATCTCATCGGCGATGGCCTGGCTGATCCGATCCCCCTTCTTGACCGGCTGACCATCGAAATGGGTGGTGCCGCCCCACCCGATCGTCCAAACACCAGCAGGGCACCGGTAGGCGGTCAGATGACAGCCCTCGAACTTCTGCAGCAATTCGATGCCTGCCGCATAGCGCTTCAGGGCATCAGGAAGGGGGCTCATGGAACTGTTGCCTATCGCTCAATCTAGGAAGGGTCAATAGGTGAACCGAATCCAGCACCGGCGGAAAACCACCGATCCGCGGCTGTCCACTGGTGCGCGCAGGGGGATGTTGAACAGCTCGGCCGCGGCGATCTGGTCGTTGCCGTTCAGGTAGATGATGGCGCTGGCCTCAAAGGGCTTCCCCGGCACCTGGTAGAGGTGGATCCGTTCTGCCCAGCCGGGGCACGGGTTTCGCTCCATCGTGCTGAGTGAAAAGGCCGGTTGCTGCTCGAGGGCCAGCTGCACCGCGCAGGGTGGCAACGCCTCCAGCCGAAGATGCTGCATCAGCATCGGCTGGCTGATGCGCCAGCGTGCGGCCATCTCGCCCCCCTCCGGGGCATCCCAGAGCTCGTAGCCCTCAAGTAGCCACTGGCCACCCAGCAGTTCAACCGGCAGGGGCACCAGATCGCGATTGGAGAGCCCCAGCCCGCAGCTGTCATCCAGAAATGTTCCGGGCTGCAGGAAGCAGCGCTGCCCCAGCGGCCGCGGCCGGCTGTCCTGCTCCTCGTCTTGCGCGCGACCGGCCAGCTGCAGATACCAGCCGCGGTTCCCGTCGATCGTCATCGGTGTCAGTCGGCAACCTGGAGCGAATGAGCCTCGCGACCATCGGCAGCCAGATCTCATGTTGGCGGCAGAGCATGCGCTCGGTCATTGCGACCAGCGCCCAGCCATCCAGTTGTGCGGTGAGCGCCTTGATCGCATCGCGTTCGATCCCGCCGCCGCTGCTGTGACCGCTTTTGACCCACTGGCCGCCCTGAACCTCGAGGACAACGCGAGCAGCAGGCCAGGCAAAATCAGCCTTCATCGCGACGGTGCGGGTCGCGAGGCCGCGGCGCACCCGCTCCCTGGCCCATTCCCGCCAGCCAGGGATCACCAGCTCACGCTCGAACGGCAGCTCCGGGAAGCGGACGATCCACTGGCTCGCAAAGCGGTCCTCGAGGTGGGAACGCCTCATCCCTCACTGACCGGCATCCAGGGTGTCAAGCGCTGCTGGAGCTGCATCAGGCTGCCGGAACAGCAGGCCGCGGCCACCGCCAGAGCCGGGCCAATGCTGTCTGCCGACAGGAGGCCATGCTGGAGATCCAGCATGAACTCGACGAGGTTGCAGGCAGACGCCATCTGGCTGGAGCTGAGGCGAGGCAGCTGCAGCTCCATCCAGGATGGGAAATTGTGATCGGGCCATTCAGAAGGCCGATCGATGATCACCAGCCGTCCATCCGCTGTGATGGCACTGTGGTCATACCTGGCAACGAGCGGGATGACGCGATCGGTTTCAACGATCGAGCCAGCGAAGGGTGCATGGAGAACCCCTGCCCCGACACGGACTTGGTGGCTATTCATGGTCGTAGAAAATCTGAGCGTGAGCTGAAGGAATGCCTGAAAGAAAGCGGAACGCTTTTTGCCACTGAGGGTCGGCGAGCTCGAACCGCCTGGCGCGTCTGCGGTGCCCAGCGCGCCAGACCAGCAGCAGGGTTGCATCAGAAGGGGATGTCGTCATCGACGTCTCCCGATTCGTCTTGCCGTGCAGGAGGCTGAGACCACTGTGCAGGGGCAGTTGCAGGTCCTGGTGCTGCATGGGAGTGGTTGCGAATGGGCGCGGGCGGACGCCGAACCGGTGGCGCAGTGGTGGATGGGGCAGCCGAGGCTGGAGCACTCTGACGGGGCTGGGCAGCGGGATCCAGTCGAGCCCGCAGACGAGTCCAGGTGCCGGTCATCTCCGACCCGTTGAGGAAGAAGGTGACGGTGGGAGCTTGATGTTCCACGCCATTGCGATCGCGCCAGACCTTGGGCTTGCGATCGGCGGGCCGGCTGCGGAGGTAGTCACAGAAGGCTTCGATGTCCTCCTGGGCGATGGTCACCGAGACCTTGTGGGTGGTGGGATCACGGAGCTCCCAGCCATTGCGCGAGAAGAGCTCGGCTTCCCGTTGAAGCTCTTGTGGGCCCATCAGGTTGATGGAGCCGGAGAGGTAGATCATCGTGAGGTGGTGCGGGCAGAAACGGGACGGGAACCTGCCCCCTGGGTAGCTGCGGCAGCTGGAGGAGCGTTTCTGGAGCGGTTGCCAGCGCTTGCACCGTCGTCGTCGTCCTCGGCGGCCGCGATGCCCAGCACCATGAACAGGCCGTACCGGCGGGCCATGGTGGACGCACCAGCCCACTGCTGCAGGGAGCTGATCAGCGAGTTCTCCTTGATCAACAGGGGCACGTCACAAGAGATCCAGCCACCCGCCTTGTGAAGCAAATAGGTGCGGATGAACGGCTGGCCGTTGAGAACGATCTCACGGTGGAAATGCGCCAAGCCGAAGGTGCCAGCAGAACGCGCGATCTCAGACACTGCCGCAATGTCGGCGTAGCGGTAAGAAACCTTTCCACCACTGCGGGTCTCGATGTTTGCTGTCTGGCCTTTTTCTAGTGGGGCAGCTGTCACCTGCCACTCTGCCAGAGCAGCAAATAGCGAGGCCTGCTGCTCGGGAAGTGGTTGGTAGCCAATAGCACCATCCACTCGGTCGATGGGGTCGCTGTGTTGGCCATGTGCTACCTGGTTAGCGATCAGATCCACGCTTTCCTGCAGGGTCTGGAATCCTGCAGTGCGATCCTCAAGAATCTTGAGGCCGGATGCCAATCCCCTAATCTGTGATTGAGTTTTTGCCGCCCATTCGCCCATGGCGTCAATTCGGGCTTTCAGCTCTTCCGCGTCGTTGGGAACCTTCTGCTCCATGTTCTCTGGAGCACGGGCGCAAGCGGCGCCGGCCTCAACGGGTTGTGTGGGCGTTTCGCCGGCAACCTCCGGCGGCGGGGCGTCGAACTCCATGATGCACTGTCCGTTCAGAAGGATGGACGGCGCCAACCCTACCAGCTATCCAGGAGTTTGAACGCCATGCCCGAACGTCCCGCTCAGCCCATCGAACGCACCTGCCGTGTGGTGGCGCGTCTCGAGGAGCGGATGACCCCAGCCGGCCGTGTCTGGCGGTTCGTGTCCTCAAACGAGAGCGTGACCGATCACGCCTGGCAGCAACGAGACCGGCTGCTGCAGCTCAGCGAGGGTGCCGCCGCCCTGGAGATCTGCTGGGAGCCGGCAGACGGCTCAAGGGCTGTTGAGCTCAGCCACTCTCCCCAGTTGCCTGCTTTGCCCGGCTGAGCTTCGCCAGGGCGATCTCCACCGCCGCTGCCTCGTCCTCCACCTGCTCGGCGCTCCATGTGGCCCGCCCCTGGGCCACGTCCCGAACCTTGGCCAGTCGCTGCTGCTCACTGGTGGGGTAGACCGAGACAAAGCGCGCCCAGTCGTCCACCAGGTCGAGGCCGGCCTCCACCATCCCCTGCCGAATCCGGCGAGCCAGGTTGCGGCTCTGCTCGTTTGCCTGCTCCGGCGTCAGCCGAACCACGGACATCGGCGGCTGCAGTAGCCCCAGGTAGACCGCCAGCATCTCCTCCGGGCCATAGGGGCCATCGGAGTCCTCAACCACCGTGGCCTGCATCGCCTTCTCGGCCAGCTTGGGATCCAGGGGAGGCTGGATCCGGCTGCGGCGAATGTCCGCCAGCCAGGTGTTGAGGATGCCGAGCGTGTCAAACACGACCGATCCGATGTTCTGCGCATTCCCCCTCTCGAGGGTGTGGATCTGCGAGCTGTAGAGCCGTCGCACCGTCGCGACCGGTTCGAAGGCCCCATGGGTATCGGTTTTCGAGCGCTTAGGCGCCACCCTGGAGCTGGCGATCGCCGTGGTCGCACGCCACACGACCCCGTTGGCGACCACCAGCTCACCCCGCTGGTAGGACCGCGGCGACCAGTCCTTCACACCCGGCGCGAGATCGTTGCGCATCGCTGCCTCGCACAACCCCTCCAGGTCGCTGAACGACAGCCCGGAACGGCTGCGCCAGGCTCGAAGCATCGTGAGAAAGGCCTGCCGGCCCTCCTCGTGACGCTCCAGGCGATCCTGCTCGTGGGTCACAGACGCATTCCTCATTGGGTGAGTCTCTCAGAACCTCTCGGTCGATCATTCGCCGTCCTGAACCGTAGACCGGCCCTAGTGTTCGGTAACGGAATCTGTACGGTGGACCGCACCCTCCGCTGGCACGAACGGCTGCTCATCCAGCTTCTTGTACGCAGCCCGCGGATTGATACGGTGCTCATCCTGCAGTTCGGCTGCGTAAGCGTTGCAGAACGCCGCGCCAGAACACAACGCTTGATGCAGGCTTTGCATCACGAACAGCAGGTGCAACATCTTGAGCACCTCTACAACCAGCGCCCCCTGAGCTGACAGCAGGCCGCGGCCACCGCCATGGATGCGGCTGCCGTCCCGTCCAAAATCCTGTATGGTCTGCGCGCCCTGTGATCGGACGAGGTGCCACCCGGCACTGCCTCGCCAATTTTCGGCGCCACTTCGCCATGGCTGCCGAACCTACAAAGGATCCTGAGGCCGCGGCCGCAATGCAGCTCATGGCTGCCGTGAAGCGGACAAGAAAAAAGCCGGCATGGCTTCTACTTCATGCCGGCGATGACTTGAACCACACCTGAATCCTAGCAAATGGTTGAACAGCCAGGCACATTGAAAAATGCGGGCATTCGCATCAATGTCCGCAGTGAATCCAGCTACTGCAACACCGTCACGATCCCGAACGCAACAGCCCAGGACGCTTCCCTCAGCTGGGCGGCCAGGGGCCTGTTGATGTTCATGCTCTCAATGCCGACCAACTGGGCATTCCATGAGAACGACCTGGTCAACCGGAGCCCCCAGGGTCGGGATGCCCTGCGTTCGATCGTGCGGGAGCTCGAGGCCCATGGCTACCTGGAGCGCCATCAGGCCCGGGACGAACAGGGCCGGCAGGCCGCGGCGCACTGGCGGGTGTGGGACCGACCGCAAAACCAGCAGGCTGCCACCACGCCGTTGACGGGAAAACCGTCGACGGAAAACCCGTCAACGGGCAGAAGTCCCGTCACCACTGGAAGGTCGCCGCGGACGGAAAATCCGTCAACGGTCGAAATGGCACCGTTGACGGGAAAACCGTCGACGGCTGAACCGTCGACGGAAAACCCGTCCACATACAAAAAAAACAATCTAGAAATAAAACCAATACCCCCCCTTACATCCCTTCGGGATGTTCCCCCCCATCGGGGGGAGCGCATTCGGACCGTCGAGCCGGAACTGGTCGTTCAGCCTTCAGGTCAACACCCGACCACGTCCACAGAGCAGGACGCGCAACCAGAGGCCGCCAGGAGCGCCAGGAAGGCCGCTGAACCGGCCGCAGCGCCCACTGACACCACCGCACCCCTCAGAGGCCCCTTGCAGGGCCGCAGAGCGCAGAGTTCCAAGGCGGCGGTCCTTCCGGACTACGCCGAACCTGTCCGCCCCCTCCTCGAGGCCTGGTGGCGGCTCCGCCGCAAGCGCCATCGCACGCAGGCCGCGGCCGATCCCGCCCTCACGCCTCGCTCCATCAACGCCCTGGCCCTGGCGCACGAACTGGGTGTGCTGCAGCAATTCGCAGAGATTGCCGCCGAATCCGGATGGCTCAGCCTCGGCTTCAACGGCCATCGCGAATATCTCGCGAAGCTGGCCGCAGATCTGAATGACTCACCAGGCCATCCAAAACCCTGTATGCTCTCGGGTCAGGTGGGGCGAGGCCCCGCCTTCCGGTCGACAACTCGACAGGCCGATGCCGCCGAGCGCGCCATCGCCATGTTTTCCGCACCTGAATCACCCTCCGCCGGAACATGCTCACCGCTCCCGATTTCATCAACTGCCTTGCCGGCCTGATCGAATCGCTGCCGCACCACAAGGCCCTTTCCGAACGAGGTCTTGCCTTCGCCTGGAGTTCATTCCCGCCGCAGGCCAAAAGCGACCTGTCTCCCGATCTGCTCGCCTATGCCGCGATGCAGCGGCTGATCGATCCGGAGCCACGCCAGCAGCTCGCCATTCACATCCAGCTGCTCGCCTACCTCTACCCCCTCTCCAATGGCGTTCCTGCGGTCCACCAGGGCCTGCGGCCTGATCTGCGCGATCGCCTGCAGCAGCCCTCGCTGTTTCACCCCTTGACCACCCTGGCGGCCCACCTACCGGCTCTTTCACCCGTCGAGCCCAGCCAGCTACCGCAGGAAACCCCCGGTCAGCGCCGCCGGCGTCTCACGGCCCTGCTCCAGCAGACCGCGGTGGCGCCATGAAGCCCATCCGCGACGACACCGGCCGGCTCCTGGCCCGCTATGCCCTCGACGGTCGCATCAGCCTCGAGGCCCTCGATCAACCGACCAGCAGCTGGCGCGCCCTTGCTGCTGATCAGGACACCGCCAACCGCCGCGCGCAACGTCTCGGCCGTGCCCTCCCCTACCCGGCACCGCTGCCCTGGCGCAACCTCGCCCGCGAGTGGATCGAGGCCCATCGGCAGGAGTGGGAAGCGCTTCTCCTCGAGAGCCTCAACACCGAGGACGTCACACCCCTCCCACCCCTGCTGCCATGACCACGGACGCCCCTCCCCGCTGGCTTCCTGATCTCCCCATCACCTGGAACGGTCACTGCTTCCTGCTCAAGCCTTCCAGCCCCTACGCAGAAGGCCAACCCATCCAGCGCACCTTCGAGCAGGTGACCAATGACGTCCACCATCCCCGTCATCGCATCCAGCGCCGCTCGCCCGAGGTGCGCCGTGCCCTCTGCGCCACCCTCCGCTCCGCCTACCACCCCATCCAAGGCGGCCGCGGCCCCTGGGTGCCTGATCACGACTGCTACAAGCCGTTTCGCTCCACCATCGGGCCCCTGCTGGAGCACACCCTCTGGCAGTCCCATGCGGTCATCGCTGCGCCCTTCATCGCCTTCCTGCCTCGCCGGCCCATCGCTGGCTTCATCGACGCGATCGTTCAGCACCCTGAAGGGGACGTCGGGGTCGTCACCCTCCACACATGCCGGCGTGAGGACCAACTTGTCTCCGCTGCCCGCACCGAGCTCGGTGGCCTGATCGCGTCACTTGCCGACCACCAGGTCGTCTACGTCAACCACGCCATCACCGTCTGGGCATCACCCGGCAACACCGAGGTCGAATACCACCACCCGGACATTTGCCTCAGCCACTGGGTCGATGCCCTGGATCTTTCTCAGTTCACGGCCAGATTGACATCCAGGCCACAGGTCAGTGCTGCAGCAGATCACGCGCCGGCAGATCCAGCAGGCATCCGCTGATGCCGATCCCGAATCCCTTCGCATCTGGGTTGCGCTGCTCTGCTCAGCCGCGGCCTGGTGCGATCCAGCCACCGATCAGATCACCTCCCCACCGCTCGCGCAATTCCTGCGTCTCCATGGCGCTAGCCGCGGCCACACCCTGCATGCCGCCCTGGCTGCCATCCCCTTCCCAGCCCTCGCCTCACTCGCCCTCCTCGCTTCCAACACCGATGCCTTCCCCCAAAAAGCCCGTCGCGATCCTGCCCGCCGGCACGATCGTCACCCGCCAGGCCCGCGGAAAGAAACTCATCCACGACCAGGGACGGATCGTGGATTCATTCACGACTTCGGATAAGCTCGGACGACGTCAGATCGTCTACCGGGTCCAGATCCTTGAATCTGGCCTGGTGCGCGAATGGCCTGGCCCCCACTGCGTCGTCGTGACCCCTGCCCCCGCCTCTGCCTGATGGACTGGACCGCGATCCTGCGCAAAGCCGGCATTCCGGATTCTCCGGGCCGCGATGCGGCCATCGAGCGGGCCGCACAACGTGTGGCTTTGCGTCGGGCCGCGGCCTCCAGCACCACCAAAACCGGCCAGAACCGATGACTCTGTCGATCCTGCCGCCGCCTGACCGCGCTCCGCTGACCGTGGCGGAGGCACTGCGCAACATTGCTGCTGAGGCCATGGCGCGCCGGCGGGCCCGAGGCATTGCCAACAACACGCTTGGCCCCGAGGATCTCCTCGTTTTCGGTTCAGCGGAGAATCACCCGGATCGACCCGGTGCCGGCTCTGTATTCCACCCGCTTGATGAACCTCAGCAGCACCGGCCTCAGGTTGGCATCGCTGGTCAGAAGGAAGCTCTCCTCGTCTGAGAAGAGCTCCTGATAGTCCGGCATCAGCCAGGGATCCACGATCCGCTCCATGCGCCGCATCGCGATCTGATCCCTCAACCCAAGGATGCCCTTCCGTAGGTCAGGAACCCCCTGGGCTTCGAGCTCCTCCAGCTGCCGGAGCTGCTCACGCATGCGCGCTTCTTCCGGCGGGATCTCCATCGGCCCCTCCTCCATGACCGTCTCGGCCATGCGCTTGGCCTGCTTGACCAACACCCGCGCCAGCTCGCGACGAATCAGCTCCTCCTTGACCGTCTTGCTGTAGTTGCTGCAGGTCACAGTGCGGCACTGATAGCGGGCTGCATGCGTCGGTCGCTTCTGGGTCTTCCAGCCCATGTTTTTACCGCAGGTGGCGCATTGCAGAAGGCTTGTGAGCAGGTGCGCCTTGGGCCCCTTCCGCTCCCGAGACTTTGTCTCGCGTCGCAAAAGGTGGAACCTCATTGCGGTGTCGTACTCCTCGTTGCTGATCAGTCGCGGGGCCCTGTTCCATTCCACCCGCTCCCACTCACCGATGGCCTGTCGCCCGTGGCCGACGCCTCCACGAAGCATCGGATTGCGGACCCAGTTCAGCAGACCAGTCGGCGTCGGCTTCCATGGGAAATCTTCAGGTAGGCGTCGAACCGTCTGAAACACGGCCATCTGGTCGGCAAGCAACTGCTCGAACAGCCAGCGAGCCTGTTCCCAGGTCTCCGGATCCATCGCCGGCTGGCAGTCGATCGCCCGGTATCCGAAAGGCAGCCGGCCGCGAGCCAGGAAGCCTGCCTCTCGCCGCCGGCGCAGACCGTCAGAGCTCTTCAGGCCGATCATCCGGGCCTGGACTCTGTTCATCAGGCTGGTGACGCCGCTGGAGAGCAGTCCGCTGATCGTCTGGTTCTCCCAGACCTGTCCGAACAGGTCGCGCACCTCAGTGCCGGCCGCGGCGCATTCCTCCAGGAACTCCATGTCGCTGCCATCCCGGGCCAGTCGGGACAGGTCAGCCATCAACACCCGGCGCACCCGGCCCTGAGCCACCAGCAATCTCAGCTCTGACCAGCCAGGCCGGTGTCCCTTTGAGGCGCTCCGCCGTTCAGCGATCACCCGGTCGACGCCAAGCCGCTCGAACTCAGCGACCTGCATTTCTATGCTCACGTCCTGGGCGTCCTGGGTAGTCGAGACCCGCGCGTAGCCCACCACCAGCCGGGGGTCGTGAATCACTCCTGTCTCAGCCGGGACTGCGTGGGTGCATAACTAAACTACTCGGAGGAGTGCTTTCGTTATGAACCCACGGCAGAAGGGCAGCAGAAGCGAGGCGGGCACTGCGGTCTCGGGAGATCTGCCGCGGCCGCGCCTGGCCTCCTTGGCGGAATTGAGGCCCGATCCCCGCAATGCCCGAAAGCGCACCGAGCGGTCCGCCTCGCTGATCGAGGGCAGCCTGTCGGAGTTCGGCGCGGCCCGATCGATCGTCATCGACGAGGGCGGCACGGTCCTGGCCGGCAATGGCACGATCGAGGCCGCTGCGTCGATGGGCATCGAGAAGGTGCTGGTCGTCCCAACTGACGGCAACACCCTGGTGGCCGTCCAGCGAACCGACTTCACCGAGCGCCAGAAGCGCCGCTACTCGATCGCCGACAACCGGGCTTCGGACCTGTCGGAGTGGGATGCCGCCACCCTGGCCGACCTGGCCGTCGAAGATCCGGATCTGAACCTCGACAGCTTCTTCACCGAATCAGAGCTCGATGATCTGATGGGAGAGCTGAATCAGGAAGAAGGGGGAGATGATGAGAACAGCGGCAGCCAGGGGAAAATGGAGGTAAAGCTGTGTTTCGAGCAGCAGCAGGACTTCGATACCTTCCTTGGAACCCTGCAGCAGCTCTCATCCGCATTGCCCAAGATCCGCACGACCGAGCAACGGCTTCAGTTCGTCCTCGATCAGTTCCTGACAGGTGCCTGACAAGAAGCCTCGAACGTCATCTCTCAACCGGACCACAAAGGCTGAGCGCGAATACCGCATGAGGAAAATCGTGCAGCTGATCAACGGTGGTTACGGCAACCAGCAGCTGCGGGACTACGCCATGAACGAGTGGGGCCTGGGGGAGAAAGCGGCGCGGAGCCTTGTTTCCGGTGCCTACGACACGATGGTGTCGGCGATGAGCCAGCTTGATCTACAGCGCATTGCTGCGATCACGTTGGGGCGCTTTGAGCAGGCCTTTCGGCTGGCCGCCAGCCAGCGCAACCCGATGGCCATGATCCAGGCCAATGCCCAGATCGCTCAATACTGGGTGAAGCACGCTCCCGAGATCACCTACAGCGGGGGCAGCAGCAGCGACGCGCACGACCCCGAGGAGGACTTCTGAGCCATGGCGCTGCGTGGTCGCCAGCTGGAGCAGCGAGGTTTCACGGGCCCGAGCCTGGCGGATTGGTACTCACATGAGCCTCTGGTGCCATCCAGCTCGCGGAAGCTCAAGCCCTGGGAAACCCTTCCGAAGCGCTGGCCCGACTTCGCCCACGAGACCCTGGTGGCCTCCGGCGGCCGGTACGTCCCCTTCGACCCCTACGGCTACCAGCGGGACCTGGTGCGGACGATCCGCCGCTGCACCAACACCTACGTGCTCAAGAGCCGTCAGACCGGCGTGAGCGAAACGGTGATCAGCTACATGCTCAGCCAGGCGATCCGGAAGCCGGCCTGGACCGGGGTGGTGTTCTCCAAGACCGGTGACGACGCCTCAGAGCTTGCGGCGCGGATCAAGGGCCAGGCCGCCACCCTGCGGGACCGCTGCCCGAAGTTCTCCAAGGACTCGATGCGCAAGATCGTGTTCGAGGGCGCCGGCTCGCTGCACTTCCTCCCTCCGACCGAGCGGGCCGCCCGGGGCATCCCCTCCGCCAGCTTCATCCTGTTCGATGAGGCGGCCTTCATCGACAAGCTCCAGGGCATCGAGACCGGCGCCCTGCCGACCACCTCGATGCTGGGCGATCGGGCCCGCCACGTCTGGGTCACCACCCCCAACGGCCGCAGCGGCCCCTTCTGCGACCACTGGCAGGAGGACCACGGGGAGGAGATCGTCGACCCGACCCCCATGGGGGCATCGAAGGTGCCGCGGCTGCAGATCAGCCCCGACCGGCAGTTCGCCAAGATGGCGATCCACTACAGCGAGCACCCGATCTACGGGGCCGACCCGGACTGGGCTGAGAAGACCCGCCGGCGCCGCCAGCTCACCCTCCGGCAGTGGCAGCAGGAGTACGAGCTCGACTTTGCCGCCAGCGACTTCGAGATCTTCAGCCACGAGCTGATCGAGCTCGCCGAGGCCTCAGGCGGCTGGGAAAACCCCAAGCGGGGTCACTGCTACGTCATGGGGATCGATCCCAACGGCGGCGGCAACGACAACTTCGCCGTGGTCGTAGTCGACGTGTCTACGAGCCCCTGGAAGGTCGTCGCCGGCTTCTACGAGAACCAGAGCAGCCGCGACTACGGGCTGCGCAACGCCGCCCGCCTGTTCGACCAGTACCAGCCTTCACTGATCTGCGTCGAGAAGAACGGCGTCGGCGCCGCGGTGGGCGAGGCCCTCTGCATCCTCCGGCCCGAGGCCCAGGTGGAGGAGATCTCGACCAGCAACGTCACGAAGATCCTGATGACGGATCGGATCGTGCTGTTGCTCGAGCAGCAGGAGCTCACCATCCCGCCCAACAGCTACCTGGGCAAGGAGATGCGCGTCTTCCGCCAGACCGACAAGGGGAAGCGGGAGGCCGCGGCCGGCCAGCACGACGACGCCGTGATGGCCCTGGCCCTGGCCTGCCATGCCGGCTCGGTGCAGCGGCCCCTGGACTCCAGCTGGGTGGGGATGGTCTGATCTCGCCGTTCAGGTTCTTGGATGGTAGGATTCTGCGCGTGGGGGAAGCCCCCGAACCTTGACAACTGCATAGTCCGCGGGGCGTCGGCCCCGGTCCCGGAGGTGGCCTCAACCCAGGCACTTCTGAGTCCCGCCTGGGGGCTCATCCATCACCGGAGAAACCGATGACCGACACCACCGCCGCCCTCGCCACCGAGGAGCTCATCCAACAGCTGGATGAGGCCATGGAGGCGTATGGCCGCTCCATCGATCGGGGCTTGGCCCTGGCCGCAGAGATGCGACAGCTGGCCGACACGATCGACGCCGGCATGGCTGACGCCACTGCCGAGCTCGAGGAGTGGTTCTGAGGGCAGCCCCTTCGGGGGCATGAGTCATTTCTGGCCCCATCACGGGAAGCCGTGGCAGCCATGACCTGGAAGCGATGGTCTGGCCGCCGATCCCTTTGGAGACAGAAAATGCAGAAACTGCATACCCCCACCGCCGGTGATCTGGGCCGCATGGCCGGCACTCTGGTGCGCCACCTTCGCTGGCTGAACGATCAGATCGACTGGGCCGAGGTGGCCGCGATCGTGATTCACGGCCTGAAGATCCTGGTGGTGCTCACCCTGCTGGCCGGCCAGGCCACCCGCCGCGCATGGGATGGCCTGCCTGGCCTCTCCGAGCGCATCGGCAAGGCCTATGCCGCCCTGCTGGTGCCCACGGCCCCCCGGTCCACTGCCCAGGCCCTGAAGGCCCTACCGCTGGTGCAGGAGCTCGAGGTGCTGGCCGCGGCGGCCCGGGCCTTCCTGGCCGACTGGATCGCCCAGCGGCGCCAGTCCCTCGAGGCCTACCTGGCCCTGGCCTGACAACACCGCATCGCAGCGGCCTGGTGCCCCTACAGGGCTGCTGCGATGCTCGTCCCACCCTCTCCCTGAACCACCATGAGCAACACCATCCTCAAAGCCTTGGTCGGCGCGGCAGCAGGTGTCGTGATCGCCGCCGGCGGGATCTGGGCCTTCACTGCATGGCAGCGCCACCAGACCAACGAAGCAGCCCAGAAGGAGTGCATCACCAATCAGGGCTTTGCCGGCCTGCCCGCCTCCACCGTGGCCGGCCTGCAAGAGCGCCGCGCTCGTTACGGAGAAGAGACCATTCCAGAGTGCCTGGCCCGTATGGGCTTCCGGCCCTGATGGAGGAGTGAGCTTTCCCGTCCACGGTTGATCCGTCGACGGGTCGTAGCCTCCTGCAGCCGGGTCGGCGCGGATACAACACCCGTGAGGGGAAGCAGCGCAGGGGTGGGGGTGTTGTCTGGCGCCCCCTGTAACCCCATCGGAGGCCCGGCACCCTCTTGACCGCAGCGCAGTCGCTGTGCTTATGCTGCATCGACCTGTTGGCGACAGCAGGCGACCAGACCGCCCGCCTTGAGCGGGAACACACCATGAACAGCTCCCTCTCCCCCCTGGGGATGGATTGCCGCATCTGGAACGGCGTGGAGATCCAGCGCCGGCCCAGCGATGGCTACGTGAACGCCACCGCCATGTGCAAGGCCAATGGCAAGCGCTGGAACCACTACGCATCGAACGATCGCACCCAGGCCTACATCGCAGCCCGGGCAGCCGTTGCCGGAATCCCGGCCACGGGAAATGACGGCCTGGTCCAGACCATTCAAGGCGGCCCGCCGCATCTGCAGGGCACCTGGGTCCACCCGGGGATCGCAGTTGACCTTGCCCGCTGGATCAGCCCGGCCTTTGCGGTCTGGATGGATGACTGGTTCCTTGAGGCCGCGGCCGGCCAACAGTCCCAAGTGCGGGACGTTCAGCCCGCTGCCCAGCCGATCGCCAGGCCGGAGCCCACCACGGTGCTCACCGCGCCCGCCCACTGGTGCCGCCTGGTGGACGACTACGTCGACACCGTCGATGCCGGCCTGGCCGATGTGCCCTTCGCGCAGCGGCGCCGCTCGATGCGCTTTGCCAGGCCCCTGGCCACGCATTTCATGCAGTGGCTGATCGATCACCATGCCCGGCTGGAGCTGCCTGGCCCTTCCACTCAGCCCCTGCCCTGTCACCAGCCGGCTCAGCTGGTGAGCGCCGCACCCAACACGCCAGCAGCAACCGAGATCCTCACCGGTCCGGAGCTGGCGCGCCGGCTCAACATGAGCCGCCAGATGGTCAGCTACTGGGCCCGCCAGCAGCCGATCGGGGCAGAGCTGCATGGCTGGCGCTTGATCGGCCGCGGCAAGCGCTTCTCAGAGGAGCTCGGCTACCCCGTGCCGCCCGGCCCGCCAAGCTGGCTGTTTCAGCGTGCATGACCAGGCTTCACACAACACCCACAAGACAGGAGGACTAG